CTCCAATCTTCAACAGGCAATAGCAAACAAGGACATTGATAATCTAAAGGCGTATTCAGGTCAGTTGATGGCATTGAATACCAAGAATCTTACCGTTCCTGCGGAAGCAAGAACACCCAAAGATGAAGTAGCCAGATCAATCGAGCAACTTGTTAGCGTTGCTGACAGCCGAAACATAGCAATTCCTCCAGCTATTTTGAATGACGCAGCAAATGCTTTTGTCTCTAAGGATCAAGGTGCTGTTCGTGCTTTAGCAAATAGCATTGGTAAGTTAGTAGATGCAGGAATCAAGGTTCAGACAAATGAGCAAAAAGAACAACGGCAACTTGCTGACGGAAACATTGTTCTTATCGGTTCTCAATCTGGGACTAGATACAACAATATGGGAACTCCAATTCCATTTGGGAATCAGAACGCCGAACAATTCTCCGCATTTGCAGAAAGAGCTTACTCACCAACAAGGGAGGTAGTCGCTAGTGTCCCTGGACTTGGTGACGTAATGACTACGCAAGTTGAGGGAGTGCCAGTCGTTCCAGCTACTAGTGCAGGGCAAATTGAAATTGGCGCAAACCCAGAAGCATACGCTGCTATGCAGAAATTGCCAGAGCCTGCACTTGACCCAATAGAAAGAAACACAAGAGCTAACGAGCGCGCTAGACTTCTGTATGAATCAGGAGATAGGATAGGTGCGCTTAATACCTTGAGAGCATTAAAAGCAGAAGATATTTACGGAGATATTACCGACGAGACTTTGGATTCTTATTTTGGCAAAAGCTCTGCAACTGTTCCAAGTAAAATACCACTTGGTGAAATTATCAAATAAAGATGCCTGACTTAACAAGAGATAGCCTTTCACGGGCGCGTGAGGAGGGCTACTCCGATCAAGAAATAGCATTGCATATTTCCGAAGGTCGTGACGACATTAAGAATGCAATGGAAGAAGGCTATTCCCTTGATGAGATTGCAGATTATCTTTCTGGGAAACAAGCTCCGAGGCAAGAAGAGAAGCAGGAAGAAAAGAAAGAAGAACCGAAAGACCCAAGCATAGGGCGTATTGCTGCTGGACTTGGTGCTGAGATTGTGTTGGCAGAGGGCATGAAGGCGGGGGGGGCTGCTGGGGGAGCCGCAATAGGTGCGTTAGGAGGTCCAACTGCTCCAATTACTGTTCCTGCTGGTGCTCTTATTGGGTATGTAGGAGGGGCATTAACTGGCGGAGTCTCAGGTTCTATTGCGGCACAAAAAATAGAAGGTGCAAGTGATATTGATTATGGGAGAGTAACTATTGACACTCTTTTGAATTTAATTCCTGGAAGCAAGATTGGCAAAGCTGGAGGTAAACTAGCAAAAGTTACCGGCACGATTGCCAAAAGACCGATTGCTTCTGGTGTTGCTATTGGCGGATTGGCAACTCCCGCTTACATGGCGGTTGAAGAAGCTGGCGGCAAAGAAGATTACTCGCTTAAAGACTATTTAATCGGAGCGGGAACAAGCGCAGCGTTGGGCGGTGGACTTGGCGTAGCCGAAAAAGGATTGACCGCAGGCATACGGAAAATAAGGAATAAGACTCCTGATGAGATCAATAAACTTATTGAAGCTGGCGACCCAACGACTATTGACTTAGTTGACACGCTTACTGCTGGACTTACTCCAGATGATTTGAAAATGGCTCCTGCTAATTTCAAAGGCAGCGTTAGTGAATACATAAGCAATGCAACAAAGGCAACTGCATCAAAAGTAGTTCCTACTAGAGTTATTGGATATGATGCAACGACTGCCGCAAAGAAAGCAAAGGCTTCCGTGGAAGCTGTTGAAGGAACAGCAACAAACATAGGTGGTCGAATCGACTCATACCTTGATGCAAACCCGCAATATCGGGATGATGCAATAGCGTTTCTTGATGGCGAAGATCGTCCTGACTTGCCGCCTGAACTGCTGGATCAACTTGTATTTGGCAGAAGCAAGATACGGGCAGAGCAACAAAGGATGATTGACCTGCACAACAGCGGGGAGAAGTTACTGCCAAACAACAGGGCGGAAGTAATAGAGGACAGTCTTAATCGCGGTGACTATTTGACTAGGGGCTATGAGTTTTTCCAGAATCCAAACTACACGCCATCCCCCGAAAAGTATGATGCGCTAAAACGTCGGCTAACAACTGGGCTTACCGACGAAATGAAGGACGCTCGGATGAAGGAGTTTATTGGCAACTACAAGATGCCACGCGAAGAAGCGGAAAGGATAAGGCGTTTTCACGGGATTGCACCTGGAGGTGAGGGTAAGTCAAACGCCGCATATCAAAGGGATATTAAGGCAAGTTCCACTCCTAGTAAGGATAGAATTGCAGCATTCCAAAAGAAACTTGATGAGGAGAAAATGACTGAGGAAGAAGCCAATAAATACTTGGCAGAGCTTCAGTTAAAGATGAAGGGCAATCCTACGGAGTTTTCTGCATTTATGCAGGGGAAAGGAACTCCAAATGTATTAAAGCAAAGAAAGGTTGTTTCACAAGAGCTAGAAGATTACCTTGGGCTGATTACACAACCTGGACAAAGAGTAAAGTCAACCATATCCGTTCTCAATAGGATCAACGAATACAACGAATCTGATGCTAGGATTGCAAAGTCTTTGCTTGATTCTGGCATGGCAGTAAAAGCGTCTGATCCTAATTTCCAACAGGGGCTTCAACCCTTGAAACTCAAACGTGGCGATGCAATGTTTGATGGGGAACCATTGTTTGTTGATCCTTACACTCAGAACGCAATCAACAAGGTTTACGCAGGAGGAGTAGAAGAACAATCCAACTTGCTTGCGGCTCGCTTAATGGGGGATATTTATGAGACTGCCGTATCTGGTTTGAAGTCGGCTAAAGTGCTTGGGAATCTTTCATCTTATTTGATCCAAGCCCCAAGCAACCTTGCTGCAACACTCGGTGCGGGAATGAATCCTGCCCTTGGTCTTGGTAATGCTGTGAAAATGGCACTTGGAACACTTGGTGGAACAAAGCTAGGCAGCTTGCCAGTAATTAAAAGATTCGCTAATGAAGCACCTCCAATAACTTTGCAGAAGTTTGAGGACTACAAGAAGCGCGGAATGATAACTGGCAACATTGCCTATGAGGATCTCAAGGCTGGGCTTCAAGGGAAACGCATTGGAAAGGTTCTTGAGAAAGTGACTAATGTTCCTGGTCGTGTTTACAGTTTACCCGATAACATATTTAGAGTTGTAAACTACGAGAACAATATGCACGTCTTGAAAAAGATGATGCCAACTGCTACTGATGAGCAGATCAAAGAAATGGGAGCAAGACTCACAACAAAGACTTACCCCAACTACGATTCAATAAGCCCTGAACTGAAAGCACTTTCAAGGGCTGGTGTGATGCCTCAGTTTGTTACCTATTCTCTTGAGTTTGCAAGGACTCAGTTTGAGCAAGCCAAGGCAATAAGAGACATGATGAATGGCACTTTGGTAGCAAAGCTGGGAGATGAGTTTAAGGATATTCCTGTTAATCAATCGGCAATGAAGAAAGAAGCTGCCAAAAGAGCAGTTACTATGGCTGCTGCCTATGCCGCCGCGACATACGGATTGAACCAATTTAACCGCGAGACATTCACGGAAGAAGAAGAGAGGGCTTATCGGGATACTGTTGCGGCAGAATTTGAACGGGACAAACCGCTTTTGCTTTACCGGAAAAAAGATGGGTCTATTGGCTCAGTGAATACTTCCGTTTATCTGCCACAAACCATATTGGCGAATCCCGTTATGTCGATATTAAGAGGCGAAAACGCAGAGGAAGGGACTGGCAATCTTCTAAAGGTTCTTGGCACTGAGCTTGTTGGAGAGGGTTCATTTGCTCTACAAGCTGGCACATCAATGATTTCCGGTAGGGATTTTGAAACAGGTGAATTGATTTCCAATGCCCCAAGCACGATGGGACAAGTGGCAGATAGAAGTGCAAACTTTGCCAAGGAATTTATTCCATCCACGATTACTGCATTGCAAAGACCTGATAGGACGACCCAAGAAAAAGTCACAAGACAACTTGGAATACGCGAAGAGAAAAGAACCATCCCAGAAGGTTTTGGATTTAAGGCTCGCCTTGTAAATGAGGCAGTTAAGAATATCAAATCCACCATATCAGGGCATCAATATGCATTGAAAGATGGCAGGATCACGCCGGAACAATACGAAAGTCTGGTTGCAAACGAGCAAGCTAACTACGCTGGCAATATGCAGAAAATGCTAGCTCATGTGGATAATCTCAGAACGCTTGGTGAGACCGATGAAACAATCATCCCAATGCTTAAAGATGCGAATTTCTCAAGTTCTGACACACTCAACCTGATTGATGGTAAACTTGTTCCATTTGACCCGACAAAAGAAAAAACAACATCCGAGATGCTGGATGAGATAGCTGGAAAGAATGATGCGGAAACCCGTCAAAACATTAGGGACTTCATAAAGAAAGACCCGATTGTTGGTGAGAGGATTCTGGGAGCATACAAAGACAGGATGCGAAACCAAGGAATTGTTCTTTCTCCAAAGGAAGCATTGCTTGCTGGGTTGCCAACCGATGAGAAGGTTGCAAGGCTTTTCCCAGAAATCCAATCAAGCCGCGATCCACAAGCCGCAATCAGAAGGCTTGTTAAGAAAAAGATATTGACCGAGACTGATGTATTGAACATAAGCATCAGGCAGAAGGCGCAACGAAATGAGTGACGAAAAACTAGAGAAGTTCAAAGAGAACTACTACGACGACCGCCCAGACAAAAGCGAGTGGTTCCTTGAGGTGCGCGAACGTGCCAAGTCTCTCTCCCGTAATAACGTCGAGCATTACGCTCCCCACAAGGCAGCGTTGGCGTTGTTCCTTTTATCCCAAGGCGCAAGGATAAGCGAGATTTCCAAGAAAACTGGAATGGGGCGGGACGTAATCCGTGGGTTGGAGTGGCGGCATAACGACACCCTAGAAACGAAGCGTAAGGAGTTCTCCATGCGCTACGCCATCGCTGCGCAGGAATACACCGATTTGTTGTTTGAACGCGCCACACAGCTATTTGACGACCCTGACAGCCTTGCTAAGATTTCCCCTGAGAAGCTGGCAATCACGGTTGGTATTTTGACAGACAAGGCGGCACAACTTACCGGCATGGCGACTACCGTGGTGGAGCATCGCAAGGGCGCGAGCATTGATGATGCTGCTAAAATGATTTCAGAGGCGCGAACTAGGATTGCAAATAAAATCAGAGAAAGCGCGATTGAAGCAGAAATTATTGACGAATCCAATGATCTTTGATAAAAAACAAGCGTCAACTGGATGTGCGATCCAGAAGACGCTTTAACACAAAACATAAACTACTATGAAAAGTGCTGAGAAAAATAAGTCAGAAGAATTGATTGATGTCAAGAACATATCCGATTATTTGGATTACAATTCGGAAACAGGCATTTTTGTCTGGAGGGTAAAAACAAAAACTAGCAATGCGGGTGATGTTGCAGGAAACGCAAATTGGCGTGGATATGTTTCAATATGGATTTCTGGCAAGCAGTATTACGCGCACCGATTAGCTTGGGCGTTTTGCAATGGCTCATGGCCTATTGGAGATATTGACCACATAAACGAAGACAAGTCAGACAATAGAATTGTAAATCTAAGAGTCGCAAGCCGTTCAGAAAATATGTTCAACCGTGGTTGCAATAAAAACAACACCTCTGGAATGAAGGGAGTGGTTTTCTGCAAGACAACAAATAGATGGAGGGCGCAGATGATGGTAAACAGAAAGAGCGTTAACATCGGAAGATTCAAAACAAGAGAAGCAGCGGCAAACGCTTACATGCTTAAAGCGCAAGAAATCAGGGGAGAGTTTGCAAAATGCTAAAGTGGACGGATCATCCAGTTCTTCCCGTTCCTACGGATGAAGAAATCACTCAGATGAGTGCTGAGGAATTGATGGAGTTTCATCAAATTCGTGAGGAGGCTATTCGTAATGCGGCAAGAGACCCGTTTAGATATGGATGGAAGTTTGAAAACTGGAGGAAGGTTGAAGAATACTTATCAACCAGAAACGAAGTCTTAATCAGCGGAGGAAATCGGTCGTCGAAAACGCAGGTCGGTGCTTACTTTGTGGTTAAAGCGGCTATTGAAAACCCCAATTCTGACATTTTTTGTTTCGCTCAAAACGCCGAGGTTTCTATTCGTCAACAACAAGCTGCCGTGTATGACTGGATGCCAGCCGAATTTAAGAGCAAGCAGACAAGCCAGAACACCTATCTGTCTTACTCAAGGAAAAATGGCTGGACTGACAACTCATTGATTCTTCCAAATGGCTCCCGTATTTCTTTTAAGACCTACGCAGCGTTTGCAAACAATCAAACGATTCTTGAGGGCGCAGAGCTTGGATCAAAAGAAGCAACTTGGCTAAACATTGGCGCATGGTGCGATGAGATGCTTGGTGGTCCAGAGATAATCGACACGTTAAGATTCCGATTGGCGACCAGAAACAGCAAGATGATGCTGACGTTCACACCTATCTTTGGATACACTGAACTGATAAAGCAGTATCTTGACGGAGCAAAGATTATTGAAAGTCGAGAGGCTGAACTTCTGGATAATGAGATTGTTCCGACAATTCTTGAGTGTAAAAACATCAAGGGAACTGTCCATTATTTCCACTCTCAAGATAACCCTTTTGGTGGTTACGACCGAATAAAACAAACATTGATTGGTAAACCAAGAGAGGAAATCTTGATTCGGGCTTACGGCATACCAACAAAAGCCGCAGCCACCAAGTTCCCCAAGTTCAACAAGGTGGTCAACGTGGTGGAGCCGGAGAAGATTCCGACTCGCAACGTCACAAGGTATCATATCATCGACCCCGCAGGATCAAAAAACTGGTTCATGTGCTGGATTGCCGTGGACGAGACGGGAACATTTTGGGTTTACCGCGAATGGCCTGGAGTTGACGTAGGCGACTGGGCGGAATGGCGGAACGGCAAGTGGATGCCTGGAGAGGGCGCAAAAGGGCAAGGCTACGGTATCCGTGACTACATTGAGCTTATTGAGAACGTAGAGGAAGATGAAGAGATTTTTGAGCGAATAATCGACCCTAGACTAGGAGCCGCGAAGTATCAGGTTCAAGACGGTTCGTCCTCCATTATTGAGGATTTGAACGAATCTGGGATGGTTTGCATCCCTGCTCCTGGATTGGATATTGACGACGGACTGCAAGCATTGATCGGAAAAATGGCATGGGATACTTCTAAGCCGTTGGATTCTGTCAACCGCCCGCATTTCTACATTAGTTCCGACTGCGAGAACATCATCCAAGGGTTGTCAGAATACACCGGAGACGGCGGATTAAAAGAGGCATGGAAGGACGTTATTGACGTTTTACGTTACGCAGCAATTTCTGGAATAGATCACGTTGACAATTCCGTCAGTTTGGTTACAACTCAGGGAGGTGGAGGCTATTAACATGAGCGCGAAGAAAGAACCGAAGAAAAGAGGACGACCCGCAAAGGTTGTGGAGCCTGTTGTAGAATTGCCGGAAACGCCCTTAAAAGCGGTGATTTTAGGAGCTTGCAACAACCCGACATGGATGCGCGGCAGGATCGACGGTTTTGGAGTAAACGTCAAAGTCCCCGCTCAAATGTCAAAACGCTTGATTGGGAAGGAAGTTAGTGTTATCCTTGTCGATTCCGACCTTGGGGACTACTACCAATACATACCATGAATCCATTGCAAGAAATAGAAGATGAGTCCCTTGTTTACGTGGACAAGGAGCCAGATATTATGGCGTTGGCTAATGCTTACGACACCTGTTTGATTGATCTGGATTACTACTTTGAGTCCTGTTTGCGGTCTTACAATGATCGACGGAATATCTGGGATGGGAAGTCAGACGACCTACGCAAAAACGGGGCGAACGCTTTCCCGTGGCAAGGTGCTTCTGACCAAGAGGTGAACGTGGTTGGCGAGCGCATTGATATGTATGTTGCGCTGTTTGACCAGGCTCTCCAGCGTTCCCACATTAAAGCGTTTCCAACTTCGATGGCGGCAATGCCCAAGGCGGCGGTTGTTTCTGGCTTCCTGAAATGGATGCGTTCCACCTACATTCCCGACTTCAAACGTCAGATGGAGCTTGGTGGGAACTACCTGATGGAGAAGGGGATTATGGTTTCCTACGTTGGTTGGAATCGTGAGAAGCGTTCTTACCTCCAGAGCATCAGCCTAGAGCAGATTCAAGAAGCATCCCCTGACCTTGTTGAGTTGATACTTAGTGGACAAGATGATGAGGTGCTGCTTGATTTGATTCAGCAATCCTTCCCTGACCTTTCCACTAAAAGAGCGAAGAAAGCAATCAAAGACCTTCGCAAGATGGGCGCGGCGGAAATCCCACTTCCTCGTCAAACGGTTGACTGTCCGGTTGTCTATGCTTGCGCTCCCGATGGTGAAGTGATGTTCCCGTCTTACATTTCCGATCCGCAACGCGCTCCGTATATGTTCTGGCGCACCTTCCTCACAGCTCAAGAGCTTGAGAAAAAGGTAACGAACGAGGGCTGGGATCGTGAATGGGTGGACAATGCCATTGAAACCCTTCGCGGGAAAGACTCTATGTATCTCGATGGCGAGAAGGTTAAGACCCAAACACGCCTTCCAATCACAGACGACAATGACCTTGTGATGGTTGTCTATGCGTATCAGCGTTTGATTGACGAAGAGGACGGTTCCGAGGGCATTTACTGCACCGTGTTCCATCCCCAGACAGAAGGGTTTGCTAAGCATGAGCTTCTGAACGGATATGACGACTACCCATTCGTAGTCACCCGCCTAGCCAATGACCAGAAACGAATGTATGAGGTTCAAACTTTTTCAGATATTCTCCGTGGTCCTCAGATGCAAATTAAGACCGAACGTGACAGCCGCATTGATCGTGCGTCTCTCGCAACTCTACCTCCTCTTATGCATCCTGCTGGACGTCCTCCTTCTGATTGGGGTCCAGGTCGCAGAGTCCCGTATCGGCGTTTGGGTGAAATTTCATTCGGTCCGATTCCTTCGCAAGATAATGGCTCTATTGAAAGTGAGCTTTCGATGCGTAGTCAAGCTGATCGTGCTATTGGTCTTGATCTTGAAAATCCCCTTTCGGCGGCGCGGCAGCAATACTACATAGGCAAGTTCCTAGACCATGTTAAGGACGTTCTTACGATGGCTTGGAAGCTGTATCAGCGAATGGGACCAGATGAAGTTTTCTTCCAAGTGACGGGTAATCCTAACCCACAAGTGATGACTAAGGGCAGTCCCGATGAGGACTTCTCGATTATGGTTTCGTTTGATTCCTTGTCGAGTGACCCAGACACAGCCGAGACTCAGTTGAAGAATATGGTTCAGTTGGTTCAGTTGGATCGTAATGGGATCATGGACGTGAACAAGCTGCTTGAGTTTGCGGCTTCCTCCATCAATCCTATCTTTGCCGACTATGTATTGCAGCCAGTTGAAGAGTCACAACAGAAAGTGGCGAAGAATGTTACTGATGACCTTGCCAAGATATTCGCTGGTATCGAAGTCCCCGCCCAACCTAACGGCGCACAGATTGCAATGCAGATGGTTCAGGCGTATGTCCAGCAACCCGATGTTGCGGCTAGGGCGCAGTCTGACGAGGCTTTCGCAGGTCGCTTGCAGAAATACATGGGTCAGTATCAAATGATGATGATGCAAGCCCAGAACGCTGAGATTGGTCGTCTTGGCACGGCTCCAGCACAGATGGGCGGCGTAACAACTCAAGGAATGGAACAATAACGGAACGCAAAAGATGTCATTATCATGGTTCACAAATGGTGTAAATCTCAATCCTCAAACGTGGAAAGCTTGGGATTTAGCGCAACGAAACGAAGATGGCAGTCCAGTATGGGATGTTGATTGGAAAAAAGTGGCTTGGGCAATGTATAAAGAATCTTGCAATATTGAATCACAGTTAAATGACTTAAAGTCTGAATATCAACAACCTAAACAATAGCCATGAAACAAGGACTGTATAGCAACATCGCAGCTAAACGCAAGCGTATCGCAGCAGGTAGCGGAGAGAAGATGAACAAGGTTGGCAGCAAGAAAGCACCTACTGCGAAAGACTTCCGCGACTCAGCTAAAACCGCAAAGAAGAAATGAACACGAAAGAAGAATACAATTTTATCCTCCGCGATTGGCTTGCAGGACAGGCCATGCAGGGAGCTTCAAACTTTATCAACATGGATGAGTTCCATTATGAGGATTCACTGAAAGAGTTAGCGGTTACTTCATACCGTATTGCCGATGCGATGCTTGCTGAACGCAACAAAAAGATAACGCCATGAACAAGCTGCCAAATGACATAGCCAGATGCAATGGCGAATGGGTGGAGGACGGTGCGGATTCCGCTTGGCGCGAAGGTTGCGAGACCTGCCTACGCAGAACCGCCCCTCGTCCAGAACAATACTCGCTGATTATTCCCCCTGCCATCCTTGCTTTTTTCTGCGAATACCTGATTGAACCGTGATGGAAAAGAGATTTAAAAAAATAGTCACCAATCCCGCCACGGGACGCAAAAGAACCGTGAAGTTCGGGCAAGCTGGCAAGGCTGCTGATGGCGGAGATCGGATTCGTCCTGGCACAGCCAAGGGTGATGCTTACTGCGCCCGTTCCGCCAAGATCAAAGGTGATTGGAAGTCTGACCCCAATTCACCGAACCGACTTTCCCGCCGCAAATGGAAGTGCAAGGGGAGCAAATCAATGAAGTGATGAGAGACTACAAAAAAGAGTATCAAGAATATCACGGGAAGCCCAAGCAGATCGCTCGCAGGGCTGGTCGTAACGCTGGACGTGCCAAGGCTGTGAAGCTGGGTATCGCATCCAACGGAGACGGCAAGGATGTTCACCACAAGAACAACAACCCCAAAGACAACCGCGCTAGCAACCTCGCCTCTACCTCCGTAAGCAAGAATCGCGGATTTCCTCGCACAGCAAAAAACAAGCCCAAAGGACGACTTAGATGAAATAATTTTCTAATCCTCGCGTGGTGTCGGCTCGTGCCATTTGCGCTCTGAAGGGATTAGACGACTAGGATTCCAAATCCAAAGTCGAGTGAACGAGCCGCCAACTTAACGCATATATGACACCACTCCCAAAACCAACCATCCAGCAAGCCGTAGCAGTTCTCTCAGACCGTGACGAGTTCAAGGCCATCGTCCAGTTCATCCAAGACGAGCGCGAGAGATTTTTTGCAGACCTTCGCCAGTGTGTAGATACCAACGAGGTAATGAAGATCGTAGGCAGCGTTTCAACCTTGGATGAGCTTCTTTCCTTGTTGAAAAAAGAAGGTTGACTTTTCAACACTCTCTGCTTTTATTGCTTCGCCGTTTCGTTTTCGGCGTGTTTGTGTGTTCAGAGAGCCGTAGGGGTTAATCCTCTACGGTTCTTCTGTTTGAACAGGTCGATACACTGAACGCTGCGCGTCAGTGATCTTAGCTGTTAGCGGAAGATTTCAGAATGGCTTCCAGTTTCCATTTAACGTGATAGAACCAGTCCTGACTGATCCGCCCTGAGAAGG